GTATGGTGGTAGATTCCATAAAGGAATCTCGAGCTACCGTGTTCCCGAGGGTGTTCAGTCCTCGGCAATTGGGAGCTACCTCGAAGCACTGGATTGTCCTCGTTCCTTAGCTGTCCTCATCCTCTTCCGTGAGGGAGAGCATGAGCAACTTGCTAAGTTGGAGTTCGATCCCAAGGCCTACCATTCATTGGAAGGCCTTCGCTCTGCTTATGCTGCAACTAAGTTCTTGTCTAAGTTTTCAGGTTTAACCCTGAACTATGACCTGGACGAAGTTGCTTTAAAGAAGTTCGATGAATTTGAACTTCTTTGTAAGCAGACGAATAGCCGCTTTAAGGATCTTGCTCGCGACCCCTTATTCAAGGGTCGCGCCGTTTGGCTGCATAACGCAGTCATTCGTAAAATAGGCAAGATCTTGGGCGACTATTCTGCTGACGAGGTTTTCTCAATGCCTGACTGGGGTCCTGGTGCCTCTACTTTGATTCGACGTAGGGACGCCAGTCCAGCCAAGAAGTTCCGGTGCGAAACCGGAATAACACGTGATCTGTACAGCCTTATTCCCTGGGAAACCCTGTCGGAGTGTTACCCGACGTGGGCCAACCAGCTTGTAGAGGCGGGTTTTCCGTCTTTTCAAGTGGGAAACAAGGTGATCACTGTGCCTAAGGACGCCTCGACCAATCGAGTTATCGCCGTTGAACCTGGAATCAATCTCTGGTTCCAGAAATCCTTCGGCGACATGATTGGTATGAGGTTACTTAGGTATGGGGTCGACTTACGCTATCAGAGCCGAAACCAGCGACTCGCTCGCGAGGGATCTATCGATTCCTCGCTTGCGACCGTTGATTTAAGCAGTGCTAGCGATTCCATTGCCTCTGCCGTTGTTGAGGAACTTCTTCCTCGTCGATGGTGGTTGGCTTTGGATGCCTGTCGATCTCATTACGGCTCCCGTAGCGGGAAACCAGTAAAGTGGGAGAAGTTCTCCAGTATGGGGAACGGCTTCACCTTTCAACTGGAATCCCTGATTTTCTACGCAGTTGCTTCTTGCTGCGCAGATTATCTCTCCGTCAGCTCCGCTGACGTGAGTGCCTATGGC